TACCAATAGGGTCTACTAAAACTTCTTTATTTGTTTTCTTACTTAATAAAGTATTAATTAAAATATTTTGATTTACACCTCCTGTAACACAAAAAATATCTGTGTAAATATGTTTTAATACATAATTAAAAGTTATGTCTTCACAAACTTTTTGAAAGTTGTAAGCATTATCTTGTGCATATTTGTTAAATTTATTAGTATTTAAATTTTTTTCTATTCTCCAATCGTTAATACCGCCTACTATTAAATGTGATAAATTATTTAAATTAAAATTATTTTCATAACAAAATTTGTCATATAACTTTTTGTTATATTCTCCATATTGGCTTAAAGCCATTAACTTACCTTCTTCTCCACCAGTGTGCCAGCCATATTCTTTACATACCCATTCGTAAGCTTTTCCAATTCCTAAATGTCTGTAACTAAATAATTTTTTATCTTCTAAAACTTCTAAAGCGTTTTGAACGTATAGATATTTAAATTTTTCAACTAAAGCATCATTAAAGTTATAAATAGATACTCTTTCACTACCATAATGAAAACCTTGTTTTTTAGTTAAAGGTATTTTTGCACCATTTCCATCACTTACAAATATATCAATATTATTTGTTTTAGAAAAAGAAACAGCTTTAGCTGCGTGATAGATATGGTGTAAAGCATCTTTTTTATCTACTGTAACTTGGTCATCTCTATCTTTCTTAATAATATTTAATAAAGTTAAAAGACTTACCCAACCAAATAAATCAGAATCATCCAAGTTTATATTTGTAAAATGAATATTATCAAATTCTATATCTAGTTCTTTAATTTTTTTAACTAAGCTAAACTCAACTTCATACCTATGTTTCATTTTACTAAAACGATCAATTTGTTGATGTACAATAAGTTGATTATCTTTTACAATTGAAACAGCTCCATCGTGTCCTAAATGTATTGCAAGTATATTCATTAATAACCCCAACAAACTATTGAGTATCTAGTTCCTTTAGTTACTTCTTTTACATAATGAGGATACATAAAATTAGAAGGAAAAATAATTAAATCCCCTTTGTGTAAATTATATTCTTTATCATTTAAAACAAAATTTCCGCCTTCATAATCATCGTTTAAAACACCTACAAAACTTAAACAAGGTATACCTTTTTCATTACCATCAAAAATATAACTAATATGATCTATGTGAGGTCTCATCAATGTATTAGGTTCATATTTATTAATTCTAGGATTACTTAATTTAGAAATAATTTTAAATTCTGGTTTGTTAATTTTATTTACATATTGTTTAATTTGTTTTTCTGTTTCTATAAAAAATTCTTGTTTAAGTTCATTATTTAAATTTTGTATTTTTAATTCTTTTTCAGGATAACTAAAACTTTCTTTTTTATCTCTATTGATCCAAAAATGATTATCCCAACTATTGTTATTTGAGGAATTAATTACTTTATCGCAAAAGCTATAAGAATATGCAGGTGCAACCCATACATAGTCTTCAAGAGTTTTCATTATTTACCTTTTAATATTTCTTGAGGATGAGGAGGAACATCAGTAACTTCTTTTGGTAATTTTTCCGCCATATCTAAACCAATTCTAACTAAAGCTGTTGAAAACAAAAGTGTTTGTCTTTTTCCTAAATGTATTCTACCTTTAAAAAACAATATAAATCTTTCTCTCCAAGAAAACTTTATGTCTACAGAAGCATCTTTATATTGTTTAAATTCCATCAGAAGTTTGTCCTAAAAAAAATTTTTTATCATATTTAAAATCTTTATATGGTCCTTCAGCATCTACATAATGCAAAAATGTCTGAGCGTGCCAGTCCCCTTGAAATTCTTCTCTCCAATGTTCTACATCGCAACCTAAATAAATTAAAGCTTGACCTTTTTTTAAATCAAAAGCTTTACCATCAACATATATAGGCCAAGAAGTTCCATCAGAATCAATCATAACAGTAACACTTACTTCACAAGAAGGTCTATCTTTATGTTTTTTTAAATCAGAAGCATAGGTATACATTCTCCAAAAAGCGTAGGTTGGTAAAACTTTTATACCTGTTTCTTTTTCCATTAAATTTATTTTGTTTTCCATAATTGAACACATCAAAGGATCGTTGTAGTAAGAAGTGTCTCCCATTTTTCCTTGTATAACATCAAAGTCTGAGTGATTATTTTTATGTCTTAAAATACAATATTTAGAAAGAAGACTAACTTCTTGATCATTTAAAAAATTATCTATTAACTTATATTTAAAATCTTTTTTAATTTTCATATTAACCAAACCAAGATACTATTGAGTATCTTATACCTTTTTTTACTGGAAGCACTCTATGAGGAAACATAAAATTACTTGGCCAAATTATAATTCTTCCAGGAACTTTATCAATTGATATTTCTCCAGAACCATCTGGATTTCTAAACTGTAACACACCACCTTCATAATCATTATTTAATATTAAAATTAAACTAAAGGTTCTAAATAATTCTGGGGTATTTCCTGCATCTGTGTGCCAAACATAATGTCCTGCTTGTTCATATTTTAATATTTCCATATTCATAATTCTAGTTACTGGATAATCTTTTAACTCTGATAGAGGATTAAGAGATTTTGTATAATGTTGTATTAACTGTTTAAAATGAAAAGCTAGGAAATTAGCCCAGTGTATATTTGATAAACTTTTATTAGTTCTTGTTAACCCACAAAACTCAGCATTTCTAAGATTTGTTTGTATTTCATTTTTATCTCCTAGACCTGCTGTTTCATATTTGCAAATTTTTGCAAATTTAATTATTTTAGAGATTGTTTCTAAATCAAGAGTGGTATCATATATTTTTATAAAATCTTTTATTTCCATAATTTTTTATACCACAACCTTTTTCTATACCTATCTACCATTTCTAGCTTATGCTGTATATAGTTTCTGTAAATTGATTTACTAGTTCTAGGTTCTATTTTCATTTTCCATTTTTCTCTTTTAAAAGGAATTACTTGAACATAAGGAGTACCTTTTTTTAAAACAGTGTCTAATGTAGGGTATTTGTCCCCATTAAAAACAACAGGAAAATTAATTTCTTGTTTATAAACATCGGTATCTACAATTCCAGATATAATTTCAAAACGATCATCATAATTATTTAATAAATTAACAAATAAACACGAATACCCTGGTGGAGTTGTAATTGTCCAAGGATTTAAAATTTTAAAAAAACTTAAACCTTTATTTTTTTCAATCAACGGAGACCCCGCTAGTTGTTTAATTGGATGATGAGAATAATTATTAGTATTTATGTTTATTTTAAAATCACCAACATTTGGTATTTCGGGAACAGAAAAAAATGAATCTGGCTTATTGGTTTCTTTGTTTAAAACATTATGAACTATTTTTATATCAATGGGTATCTTTAAAATATATCCAGCCGTCATAGCATCTAAAAAAGGCATACATCCTTTTGCAGTAACTTCAGGATGTACATTAGTTAGTTTTTTAAACCAATCTGGTACATTTAATAAAGCAGGGGTAGGATAATCTTCTTTAAGAGAACAATAATCTTCTTGAGCTGTAAAAGTTATAATATTACTTCCAAACATACAGAAGTTAATATTATATATTATATGAGTTGTAAAGTGCTAAACGTAGTTCCACTTATAGCTGTATCAAGATACTCTTCTAATGGGATTGTTTGAGGAAATGTAACGCTATCAAAATTAAGTGCTTTAAGAGCTGTTTCAAAACTAATTAGATTAGCCATAAAATCAACATTAGAGTTATTTTGATAATTAGATTTAAATTCTGCAATTTTGTCTAAAATTAATTGTTTTCTACCTTCATAAAATTCTTTTGTTAAGAATGATTGACCTGGTGGATTCCAACCTGATTCAACTAAAACTTTTCCTTCTCCAAAAGATTTTTTACACAGTTTAATGTCATTATAGTCAGCATCAGAAACAGTATAATGATCGTATTGTGTTGTTGGAAAACAATTTGCGTGATTAGCATTTACAGCTAATCCATAAAATCCACCATTAAATTTATTAAATATTGCTGTTGCCATTTTTATGTTCCACTATTTTCAAATATAGCCATTACACCTGGCTGTCCATTATAACTAGGAAAATTACCTGGTGGTGGTGGTGAAGTTGATGACCAACCTGGGCCTCCTATTCCTTGAAAACCTGGAAAAGAGAAAAAAGATCTTCCATCAGTTGATAAATCGTAATCCCAAGTTCCTGGAGTAAATGTTCCTGGTGTTGCAGGACTTGGTGGTGGGTTACCGCCTGGATTTGAGAAAACTCCTCCAGATCCACCTGTTAATGTAAAAGCATTTCCAAAAAATGTGTTTCCACCAGAAGGGGCTGTTCCATTTAAATTTCCATAGTTTCCTCCGCTACCAACTGCATAAGGATAAGTTGTTCCTGGACTTGTTGGAACTAATATCATTCCAAAAGGACCTCCTTCTGTAGTTGATAGTCCATTATTTGGAACTCCTGGACGACTTTGAGTTTGTAAACTTCCTCCGCCTATTCCGCCACTTTGACCACCAGAAACCCAGCCTCCTCCGCCTCCGCCTCCAGCTCCAGCCGCATAAATTGCTAAAAGATTTCCGTTACCTACTGTGTAAGTTCCAGAAGCTCCTCCAAAACCTTTATAAAATTTTAAAACAAATCCTCCCGCACCTGCGCTGCCCGATGACGCTGATGTCAATCTTCCATCTGCATCAACAGTAATTGTTGCTGAAGTATAAGTACCTGGTGTAACTGTAGTTGCAATTAATTGATCAGAGCCAACAGAGTCTGTTGCTAATTTAGATTGAGTAATTGTTGAGTTTGCAATATTGTTTGCAGTAACAGCCGAAGCTGCTAATTTATTTGTAGTAACGTTAGATGCTAAAATTTTATCTGTTGTTACTGCGTTGTTAGAAATTTTTGCAGCTGTAATTGCATTGTCTGCAATTTGTGCAGTACCAATTGTACCCCCTAAAGTATCTAATGCAATTTCATTTAAGTTTGTACCATCAGAATAAGCTGCTACAATTTTAGCTTCGCCTGCTGTGAATCCTGTACCACTTACAGTTTTAATAGTTAAGTTTGTTACTCCAACAACTGCGGATAAATCAATAATGTAGAATTTTTCTATTGAATCTGGAATAGTTACAGTTGAAGCTGTTGTTAAAGTTCCAGTAAATTTGATAACCATATTTCTTGCATTAGAAATAGTCTTGTCTGTCATTGCAAGAGCAACAGTTCCACCGTCAGTTAAAGCAATTGCTTCGTAACCAGCAATAGCTTGTTGAATTAAATTTAAATTGTTATTAGTATTGTCGCCCCACGTACCAGCATTTTCGCCAGT